TCAAAATCACTTCGACCATTTGGTCTGGTGTCCAAATCACAATAGGTTCATTAACAACACTCATTTTGTTCCTCCAGTTTCAAGTTTTGATTTTATAAAATCGAGTTGTTCTTTTGTTAGAATTTTCAAAGTTTGTTTTGCTTTCTCATTACTATAACCATAGTAAGATTTAACTACTTCAAGGTCTTTGATTTTTTCTTGTTTTAACCAAGGAGAGAATCTCTTCTTTTTCCTGATTATATTTATAAAAAAATCATATTGAAGTTTTTTATCCAATGAGGAGAACTTATTCATCTCATTTGCATACATTAAACAATCAATATGCCCTGATAAACATCTATTAATAATATAAGGAGAATACTCCTTTATGGAGGAAGAGTCTTCATCCATAATATTCTTTTTAGTTTGATTGATTGAATTCAACCAATCTTTCAGTTCATATGTCATTTAAAGGAACATTCACACATAATTTCAGTTAATGCTGCTAAAAGGTTAATTTCTTGATCAACCACAAACGCAATTTGGTATTGATACTTAGCAACAATAAGAACGGCAGCAGGGATAGTTTGGGGTGAAAGGCAATCATACAAGGTGTCATAAACCCTGCGAAGAATGACAGAAGGATCGTTATCCAAGTTGGAGACCACCCACTTTCGGACTTCAGAAAAGTTTTTATCCTTAAGGTAAGTAATGAGATCATTTACAGCAACGTCAGAGAAGGATGCAAGAATACCAGAGTCAATTTCTCCACCAACAGAGTATCGTTGGCACTCATTAAGAACTCTCCTCCAATCAGGAAAGTGCTTATTGATTAATTCCGCAAGGACTTTTGGATCATATTTAATACTTTCTTCATCCAAGATTTTTTGAAGACGCTTGAAGAAGGATCCTGCCAACTGGGCTTTTTCTTTTCCTTTGATACTGAACTCAACAACTGCACATCTGGAATGGAGAGGTTCGATGATTTTGTTTTTATAGTTGCAGGTGAAAATGAATCTACAGTTGTTATAAAACGTCTCAATATTAGCCCGTAGAAGGAGTTGTACGTCGTTTCCTGTGTTATCTGCTTCATCAATAATGATGACTTTATGTTTACCAGTTCCTTGAAGTGAAACGGTCGAAGCAAAGTTCTTTGCTTGGTTCCGTACCGTGTCCAAAAATCGTCCTTCGTCAGATCCGTTAATGACATAATAATCTACTCCTAACTCATTACATAATGCCTTTGCTACTGTAGTCTTTCCTACTCCAGGAGGACCAGCAAGAAGCAAATTTGGAATTTCACCCTTATTAAGAAAATCACTAAATGTTTTCTTAATATTTTCTGGAAGAATACAATCTTCAATAGTCTTTGGTCGATATTTCTCGACCCAAATAAAATCATCACGCATATTCATAAATCCAATTTGGCATTCTATTAGGAAGTTTTAGGTAATTGTCCTTTACCCAAGGTTTAGATGCAATATATTTTTGATATGCTGTTGGAGTATCAATACTAGCATCAAATTTATATTCATCAGGCATAGCACGAGTAAAAGATTTTACATTCTTATAAATTTGAAGACTTTCTTGTGAGTTATAAAGAAAGATAACTTCTGCTTCTTGAAGACTATCAAAGCAAGAATGCACTTTACCATAACGATGCCGATACTCATTACAGAGAGCATAACCATGCCGAATTAACCAGGCAAGGTTTTCATAACTCTCTGCTGCCCAAACAGTGCAAGGATGATTTCGGAATGCTCCCTTTTCAGTACTATAAGGGGTTCCATCCTTTTTAGGAATAGTACCCCAATTATGATACCACTTGGAGTAGATGACGGAAATCATTTGGCAAGTTTCTAGAGGCATTTTTACAATATGCTTGTCTGGGAGTGACACAGCAGAAAGCACAGGACACTCATCAGTCACAAAAATATTCATAATATAAAATAAAAAATCAAGAAAAATTGGAGTCTGGTTCCAAAGCAATATAATAGGTCAAATTATAACGTTCGTTCGTGAACTTGGACAGAAGTTTTTCTGACACAACCACGTCATAAGAACCAGGAATAATTTTAATGTTCTCAACCTTAAAGTTGAAAGTAAACTCTTTATCTGTCTCACCAACCACAATAGAGTATTCATTAGAAGTATCATTCTTCTTATCACGAACAACCAAACGAATCACACCTGCTTCACCAACAGCAGAAAGGTCTGGAAGTTGATAAACTGCTGCTGCTTTAATGAGTTTATCGAGTTGCGAGTGTTCTAGTTGAAAGCAAACATCACTAGAAGGAAGTGAAATTTCTTTTTCTGGTGGTGATACAATCACTTCTGGGTCAGCAAAGAAATACTTCACACGACGTTTTCCTTCACGAATAATTACGTGTGAATCATTTTCAAAATCAAGGTCTGGGTCTTGATGTAGTCCCAATCCATTTAGAAATTGATTGAGGTCATAAATCGCAAAATCTTTTGCGAATTCTTCTTTGATTTCTGCTTCAGCAAGAATATTTTTCATCACAGAAATAGTGCGAAGTTTAGAACCTTCCTTAACCAAAATAGATTGATTGATTGAAGCAAAGTTTTTTAGAATGGTAATAGTAGACTCAGAAAGTTTCATAGTTTGAGGTTTTAATTTCACTTGTTTTCAACGAGATTTAGATGATTAATCAAAAGAATAGTATAGTGCAAAACTTTAAACAAGTCTGCTCGTGGCGTTCCTTTGGTATCATAACGGTCAGTATACTTGGTTATGTTACCAGCACAAAATCCTTCACGACGATTGTGTTTAATCTTATCAAGTGTTTGTTCTGTTCCACCACCAGTTCTATCAACATAGTGTTGACCATAAGTACCAGCAATATATTCTTCAAGTTGTTTCAGGATTTTATCTTCATTGTATTTCCAAAAACCATTAGCATTTGTGTCAGGCATAGTAATAGTAAATTCAGAGTAAGTCATAAAAGGCACATTTACCTCAATCAATCATACCAAAGTTCCAAAGGTTAGTCAATCATTTTAAGTAACGGACCAATCCATGATTGTTCGAACTTTTTGATTATAAGACCAAACTGATTTTAGCATATCTGCATCCACCCCATGCGTTTCCATCTGAACTATCAGAGAATTCAAATCTTTGGGAAAGCAGGTTCCTCCAAATCCACGATCATTATCAATACCAGGAACTTGTGTATGAGATTTTCCAATTCGACTATCAGAGGTAACACCATCGCAAACAATATTATAGTTCATACCTACTGCTTCACATAGGTCATACATTTTATTGAAGTATGCTACTTTACAAGCAAGAAAACTATTTGCAAAATATTTAATTGCTTCACTTTCATCGGAACTAGTTATAACACTTGGAATTTCTGGAAATATAGTTTTAAAGAAATTTGCAAACTGATGACAAAGATTTTTATCTCCACCAACAACATTTCTTTCAGAATTTCTAAAATCTTCAACAGCATTTCTAGCAGTTAAAAATTCTGGATTATGAATTACTTTATATTTTTTAGAATACTTTTTAGTTGTTCCAATTGGAACCGTCGATTTAATAACAAAGATACCATCAACAACTTTTGGCAAATTTTCAAAAAAACTATTTAAAATTGAAAGGTCACATTCTCCTGTCGATTTCATTGGAGTCGGTAAACAAACAAAAATAAATGTTTGTTCCAATACTTCATTTAATGTGTTAAATGATTTATTTTTATCAACATCAAAAACTTTACAAGTTATCTTATCTCTTAAATTTTGATAAACTGCATTTCCAACAAATCCATTACCCACAATTCCAATCATAATACTACCTTACTAAATCCTTTAATTTTATCAAACTTTATAACTTTGTCAAATTTATCAATCAATTCGTCTGTCTTATGCGAAATTACAAATATATTAGTATCTTTTATAACATACTTAATAATTTTTGTAAAATAGTCTGTTCCCATAAAATCCAAAGAACTATCAAACACTTCATCCAAAATAAGAAGATTGGTATTGACTGAATTTTTCATTCTTGCAATTTCTCTCCAAGTAAACAAAATTGCAAGATTGATTCTCATTTTTTCTCCCTCACTAAAACTTTCATATGTAAAATCTTCATGAATAGGAGATTTAATTTTTTCATTAAATTCTTCATCAAGAGTAAAATTGATATAAAAGTCCATCATTTGCAGATACTTATTAATCTGCTGATTCATAAGAGGAAGATATTTTTTAATGATTTTACCTTTAATTCCACCGTCTTTCATCAAAGAATGTGCGAAATCAAAATAAGAAATATCTTCCTTATTCCTTGCTTTCTCCGTTTGGATTAAATCCAAAGTTTCTTCCAATCCTATTAATACTTTTCGTTCAACATTTCTATTTTTAATTTTATTGGTAATGTCTTGAATTTCCTGTTCCAAGTCTTTTGATTGTTTATTAAGTTGGGAAATTTTAACATTGTTGTTAGAAATTTCATTGTTTAACGAACTAATCTCTTTTGAAACGACATTAAATTCACTTTCTCTTTTTTCCTCCTGTTGAATTGCATCTTTTAGTTCATTATAACCTTGCTGAAGTTCTTTTGCCTTGGATTCAGCTTCACTTACTTTATTTAATCGAAATTCATCCTCAATAGTTTGTGTGCAAGTAGGGCATACCGAATTATTAATAAAAAATTTATGCTGCTCTGTAATACTTGATACTTTCTCAGAAATCTTACCCTTTAAATTGGAAAGTTGTTTCAGTTTCTTAGATGCGTCCAAAAGGTTCTCTAATTGGGGTTGAAGAGTATTTGATACTTCCTCCAACTTCTGTACGTTCTCTGCTGTTAATTGGTCAATATAAGTGGCAATAGAAGTGATTTTATCTTTTTTCTTTTCTATATTTTCTTTACCACTTTTTTCAATACTCTCAATAAACTCTTTTTGCATCTCGACCTTTTCCTCGGTCATCGATTGCTTCAAAGAAAGTTCTTTAATTTTATCATTTGTATTTTTAATTCTATCTTTAATTACTGCATTCATTGCAGAAAAGATTTTAATATCCAATAAATCTTCCACAACTTCTCTACGATTTGCCGTAGACAACTGCATAAAAGGTACAAACGAAGCACTACCCAAAATTACAATCTGAGTAAATGACTTATAGTTCAATTTTAGAATAGCATCTTCTAATTGTTTTTGTTGGTCTGTAGATGCTGCTGCTTGATTTTGCAAAACACCATCAATCCAAATCTCAAAAATATTTGGTTTAATTCCTCTTTTAACTTTATATTCTTTTGTTCCAATACTAAAATCAATCTCAACCAAACATTCCTTTTCGTTGGTTGAATTGATTAATTGAGATTTATTAATTTTACGAAATGCTTTATTAAATAATCCAAAACAAAGAGCATCAAGCATAGTGCTCTTTCCTGAACCATTAGCACCGACAATTAAAGTAGTTTGCGTATCTGTAAATTTTATTTCTGTCGGTTGATTTCCAGAAGAAAGAAAATTACGATATGCGATTTGTTTGAATAGTATCATAATCTCTTGGTGGTATCACAAATTCATTTGAGGTAATTATAACATAATTATATCCATACATCTCACAAGTTTTTATTGACATTTCATCATCAACTTCCACTATCGTCATTTCTGGATAATCTTCCGCCAGAAGAAGACCAGCATATCTTTCCGCATCGTCTTCTTCTTCAAAAAAATACAATATTTTTTCACCATTCTCATCGGCTACTGCGTATGCTCCTTCTTCTTCTTTTTCTGCGATAGTGAGTAAAAACATTATTCTACTTCCAATGCTTCTTTATAAAATTCCCGTAAGAGTTTTTTAATCGTATTTTTGTCTAATTCAAACTCAGACTCTTCCACATATTTATCCAAAATACTTAACGTATCCTCTGTTGGAATTTCATCACAATTTACATCTTCATCATAGACATCAATATTCTCAATAATTTTAAGTTCTAATGGATTTACTTTAACTATTGAATCTACAAACTTATCAAACATCTTATAATCATCTCTTTGACGAACAACAATTTTAACCATTTTATCGGTCAAATGTGATGCGTCAAAATCCTTTGGATTATTATTTTCGTAATAAATTCTCTCAAACATCGTATGGGGATTTTGATAATAATCTAGTTTATAATCATCTGTATCAAAAATATGAAATCCTCTTTTATCATTTACATCATTCCAAAACATTTGGTATGGATTTCCAAGATAAAAGATTTTGCCATCATCACTAC